AATAATGGATGCCCTGCTGATACTGGCTATCGAAGCTGAGAAAGAGGCAAAGCGTCAAAAGACCGCTGAACCGGTCTGCAAGATGGCATCCTCTGTCGATGATGTACAGAAAGCTGTACTTAATATCGCTATAGGTCTTGGCAAGCTATCGAGTGAAGTAGCAGAAGTAGCGGAAATAGCAAAAGTAGCAGCTAATAAGAAAATGCCTAAACCTGCCAAGCCGAGTGATTATGTGATGGATGTGGTAAGGGATGACAAAGACAAGATAACCCGTATTGATGTGAGAGTTGTCTAGTGCAGGTTACTCACGTCAAGACAAACCAAATAGCAGACTGGACTCAAGCAGAGCTAGACTTCCAGATAAGCATTGGCAACTATCCATCTGGCACGTTGCTCGCTGATATTGTATTGCCTAGTGACTGGAATGATGACCACATCGTAACGGGCGCTGTAGAGGCTAAGGTAACTATTGTTACTGGTACATATTCTGTGCTGGCTACTGACTCCACTGTTAAATGCAATGGGTCGAGTGATTACACTGTAACGCTTCCCACGGCTGTAGGCATATCTGGCAAGGTTTACTTTATCAAGTCTGGCAACTCTGCAATCTTGACGGTAGCCACAACTGCTAGTCAGTACATTGATGATGTTCAAACTTTCCCGCTGATTATTTACGAAGCCCTGACGTTACAATCAGATGGCTCTAACTGGATGGTGCTATGACTATTTTACGCAATCAGGGTTATGTTGATGCTGGCAATAGCTCAACAACGCCACTCAATAATGGGGGGGTATTTACTGGCGAGTGGTTTGATGTATCAAATTACGCAGATACCTCCATAGCGGTCAAGACAGACCAAAGCGGTTTGATTGCGGTTCAATACTCGACTAATGCCAGCGATGTAGACTCATCACTTGTTAGGTATTACAAGACCACAAACATCGAAGCGCCTCACATATTTAAGAATGCCCGCCAATACATGCGGATTCTTTTCACGAATGATTCAGGCGCTAATCAAACCTATTTACGCCTGCAAACTATCCTTGGCAATCGTGGCGACTTAAACATCCCCATTGATTCGATAATGGCGCAGGATTTCGATTCTATCTCTGTGCGACCTACAGACTTCAGGGCTGAGATTGGTGGAAGTAGAAGACAGGGTTTTACCTCTGTCTTGGCCTTTGGTTTTAACAATGATGTAGATATAGGAACTGAGGTTATCCGCTCAACGGGCGGTACGTTTGGCTATGTGCCATCTGCCGAGACTTTGAGTATTGTATCAACAGATGCCAATGATACCTCGGCTGGCACAGGCGCAAGGTATGTCCAGATTCGCGGAGTAGATGCCAACTGGAACGAAAAAACCGAAACTATCACTATGACCGGAACGACCCCAGTAGTCACTGTATCAACATGGATGGGCATAAATCGGCTCACTGTACTATCGTCTGGCACGGGTAAAAAGAACGCAGGTACGATAACTGTCACGTCAAGCGGCACAGCTACTATCATGAGCAGTATTTCAGTAGGTGTTAGTCTGTCTCAGCAGTTGGCATATTTCATACCGGCTAATCACAACCTCTTTATAGAGTGGGCGTACTTCAACGCTACAAAGCTCACAGGCGGCGGCGTTCCAAACATCACGATAACAGCCAAGCTATACACGGCGGCTGGCAATACTGAATATGATGTACTGATAGACGGTATCGATACAGCAAAGGATAACCATGTGCAGATAGACTTTACCGAGTATCTGCGTGTCACTGAGAAGTCGGTGATATGGTTCACCGCTACGACAGATGTAAATGATACCGCTATTCGCGGAAGGTTCAGCGGCATGTTAATTCGGGATGTAGACGCTTAATGGCTTTCCAGTCTAATGCGTTTCAAGGCACAGCATTCCAGATTCGCAGACAAGACCAGCGAAGACCTGGCTCTGTTGTGTTCTCATGGGTCGATGGTGTATCCAAACGAGACAAGCGGGTTATAGAGATCAATCACGACGAAGATGACTTGTTAGCTATCGTAAATGCGTTTGTAGATAACATACTTAGCAAGTATTGACAACTACGACAAATACCTATACATTCGCGTATAGAGCCGCTTGACAGGCTTAAAATGTCATGAACTGACCTAGGGGGTCATATGTCCTATGAGGGCGAAAATGAGGTTCTGGTAACCTCCGGTGACGCTGAGTCTACCGATAATGCCAGTTTAGTCGAGAAAGATACCGATACCGACAACGGTGACAAGTCTCAAGATTCGGAGCGGCCTAAGAAAGACGGGGCGCAAAAAAGAATCGACAGACTGACGCGGGAAAAATACCAGCTGAAAGCGGAGCTTGATGTTATCAGGCGCAGCTTGGATGGTGGTCAGACTAGAAGCAATGGTGTAGACCGTGGACAGTACGAATCCGATCAGGATTATATTGAAGCGGTAGTTGAGCAGAGATTGGCGCAAAGAGAAACACAACGCCAAGCTGAGCAAAGCGTTAGTAAGCGCGATAAGATTTTTGCCGAAGCTGAGAAGCTAGGTAATTTTGATCGTGACGAATTCGCCGCTGTACCTATTACCGGCGTGATGGCTGAAGCCATTATGGATAGTGATATAGCAGCGCAGCTTGTGGTGTATCTCAATGACAATCCTGATGAGGCTGAAGACATTGCTGACATGTCAAAAGCGCGTCAAGCGGCTGCAATAGGTAGGCTAGAAGCCCGATTAGAGGGTGGAAGCAAACCGAAAGCAGTTAGTAAATCGGCAGCTCCTGAGCCAATAAAGCCAGTATCCGGTAGCAAAGCGTCAACAGGTTTCCGTGTTGGCATGTCGCAATCAGAATACAGGGCGCTCAGAGCTAAACAACTTTCTCGATAGAGGTTTTATCTCATGGCACAAACATTAGAAGTCATTGACATGATCACCGCTGAGTCACTTGAAGTGGCTCATGAATCAGCGTCATTCATCAAAACGATCAACACTAGCTACGATTCACAATTCGGCAAAGAAGGCGCTAAAATTGGCGACTCTCTACGCATCCGTCTGCCTAACCGCGCTACTGTGCGTACTGGCCGCGTTATGGATGTTGCTGATGTTGATGATGACAGCGTAACTCTGACAGTTGCTACACAGAAAGGCGTAGATTTGCGCTTTACTTCTGCTGAGATGGCACTGGGCGTAGATTATCTGCGTGAGCGTTACATCAAAACTGCTGTACAACAACTGATCTCAGAAATTGAGTACGATGTGTTGAACGGTGTGACCAAAGCTGTAGGCAACCTGGCTGGTACTGTTGGTACTGCAATGTCTGATCTTGCTGGTTTGGGTCAAGCCCGCGCCATCCTGAATGGTCAAGCAGCTCCAAAACGTGACCGCGCTGTGCAGATGGATTCTATCCAGATGGCAAGCATGGTAAACGGCCTTAAAGGTTTGTTCCAAGACTCTACTCAGATCAAAGAAGCAATGCGCGAAGGCTTTTACGGCCGTCTTGCAATGGGTGACTTGTATGAGCAAGAAAAACTGTGGACTATGACCAATGCTGCTGACGTGTCTACTACTCTGGACACTTACACCATCACTAACGGCGATGCCGACATCACTGTAGCTACTCTGTCCGCAGCTCCTACTGCTGGCATGACGTTCACTATTGCTGGTGTGTATGCTTGCCATCCTGAGACTAAAGCAAACCTTGGCTACCTGAAGACGTTTGCTGTAGGTACTGGCTCAACTGCTACTAACGTAGTATTGGCTGACCCTATCTACATTTCTGGCCCTAAGCAGAACTGTGTTGCTTCTAACACTACTACTGCTGCTGTTGAGTTCACTGGCAACGCCAGCGCTGCTTACCGCATTGGCTTGATGTACGCAAAAGATGCGTTTGCATTTGTAACTGCTGATCTGCCTAACCTTGGCGACATGTCTACCCGTCGTCAAGACGAAGGCTTGAGCATCCGTGTATCACAAGGTACTGACATCCGCAATGATGAATTGCTGACTCGTATCGACGTGCTGTACGGTTACAAGTGCATCCGTCCTGAGTGGGCTTGCCGTTTGATCGGTGCAGCAGCAGCCTAATTGGTTGGGGGTGTAACAGCCCCCTATCATTTTCAATCTTTGAGGTAATTATCATGGCTACAACTCTCAGCACTACCATTTACGAATACGCGCCTGAAGCTGATTCTGGCTTTCTGGTTGGCAGCGCTTCTAGCTCTCCTGTTGGTTTCTACGGCAAAGTTCCTGCCGCCCAACGTGCGTACACTTCTATCCTGATCACTAGCAACATCGTCTCCTCTACTGATTTTGGCGCAGCGCAAGTTGCCCAATTGAAAGAAGTTGTAAACATCCTGAAAGATGCAGGTCTCTGCGCTTCAGCTTGATGACGTAATCGGTACGGCTAGGCTATATGCTGAAAGTGCGCCCTAACGCATTGCCGTAACCGACTTTTAGGGGTCACTTTAGGGGGTGATATGCAGAATATAGTGTTTAGTGGTCTTGCAAAGGATGAGAAAAAGCATGGTAAGAAAGTATGCTTTTGTATCCCTACGCTAACTAAGCCTTTTGATGTAACGGTTGAAAGTCTCAAAGCAAGTTGTGAACTGCTAGAGATGAATGGTTGGGAACATGGTACGGTTTTCGAGATAGGCAATCCATATATCTCGCAAGCTAGAAGCGCAATGTTGCGTAAGGCTTTAGACTGGGGCGCTGAAGTAATTGTATTCATCGACCATGATCTAAGCTGGCAACCAGAAGACCTAGTTTTACTGGTTGAGTCTGTGCCTGATGTAATAGGTGGCACATATAGATTCAAGCGGTCAGATGAGGTAGTATATATGGGTCGCGTCTGTGTTGATGAGAACGAGCGGCCAGTTGTAGAAGTACACGGGGATAACCCGTTAAGTCAGCACTTGTTACGGATGGAATCACTGCCAGCAGGATTCTTGAAGGTTACAAGGGCTGCGATAAACCAGTTTATGCTCGCATATCCTGAGCTGGTTTATGGAGATAGAACTTCACCACATGTAGACCTGTTTAATCACGGGGCGCATGAATATAAATGGTGGGGTGAGGATTATGCGTTTTGTCGGCGCTGGAATCAGATCGGTAAGCTGTACTGTATACCGAATCTGGAACTAGATCATCATCTCGCCAATGGTGAAGTATTCGCAGGTAACTTCCACGAGTATCTGCGCGACTACGGCGAACAATAATGGCTACAGCTAGTGATTTGATCAACATTGCGCTAAGGACTAGCGGCATATTAGCATCGGGCGAAACTGCTGATTACAGCATGGCTAACGATGCGTTGGTTAAACTTAATCACTTGCTCGAATCGCTGTCGAATGAAAACCTTGCTATATATCAAAATACCCAAGACTCTTTGACGCTTGATGGTTCAACATCTTACTCGTTTGGAGTAAGCGGTACGCCTGATATAAATTCAGCGCGGCCAATTAAAATACACTCTGCTATTTATCGTGATGCTAACTCGCTCGATTATCCTGTTGATGTTATCACGCAGGGAGAGTACGACAGCATCGGTGATAAGTCGTTTGCATCTAATATCCCGACTTATATCTATGTTAATGCAACCTATCCTAATGCGACTTTCTACGTTTATCCGGTAAGCACGTCAGGCACTTTGCTGATCAACTCAAGTAAGGCGCTGACTTCATTTGCAACGCTTGTCACGTCTGTCTCATTGCCTCCGGGCTATGAGCGCATGTTGATCTACGGGTTAGCATCTGAGCTAATGATTGAATACGGGCTAATCAATCCGGCTATTGAGCAGCGTTATGTTGAAAGCAAGTCAGACTTGAAGCGCACTAACACAAACCCTTCGACTATGCGCGTCTCTGTTCCGTTTGGTCGTTTCCGTGGCAATCGTCATTTCGAGAGCGATGGCGCATGAGTAATCTTGCTATTAGCAATACAGAAGCGAGAGAAAACATTGTTTCTTTGCAAGCGGCTATGCAATTTGCAATAGCTAACGGCGACATGCAGCCCGTTGAATGTGAGCTTAAACATTATCACGCGCCGGGATTGTAT